ATTCAAGGTATTTCATATTATGGTAATTGTATTGGTGTACCTAATATTGGTGGTGATTTATATTTACATCAAAGTTATAATACAAATCCATTAGTAAATGTAGGATGTTTAGGTATATTAAAAAAAGAAAATATAATATATGGTAATGCTAGTGATATTAATCATTATTTAATTTATGTTGGTAGTAAAACTGGAAATGAAGGTATAAATGGTGCAGCTATGGCTTCAAATACTTTTGCGAATAGTAAAGTAACGGAAGAATTAAAATCAAACGTTCAAAAAAGTGATCCATTTTTAGAAAAATTACTATTAGAAGCTTGTTGTGAAATTGCTGATAAAAAGTTAGCAGATGGCATGCAAGATATGGGAGCGGGTGGTATGTTATGTGCTACATTAGAAGTTGTTAAAAGGGGGGTAGAAAAAACAAATAATGATACATTAGGTTGTGAGATTTATTTAGATGCTGTACCAACAAAATATGATATGGAATTCAATAATATTTTAATATCTGAATCTCAAGAACGGATGTTAATTGTTGCAAATGAAACTAATTTACCTAAAATAAATGAAATATTTGAAAAATGGGATTTAGAATATGCTGTTATAGGTAAAACAAATAATAGTAGTAAATATCAAGTATATCATAATAATAAATTGTTATATTCAGATAATATTTCTAATTTAGATTCGCCGGAAGATTATGTAAATATACCAACTAAATATACAAAAGTCAATCAAACACATCCAACAAAAATAAAAAATCCACATTTATGGACTGTATATGATTCTACTGTTGGAAATAGAACATTAAAAGGTCCAGATAAACCGGGACATTATGCTATTCTAGATATATATGAGGTAAATAAACAATTAATATTGACTTGGGGTGAAACATTTGATAAATGTTATGAAAAAATGAAATTATTTGAAAATGTGAAACCATTATGTATTGTAAATTGCCTTAATTATGGTGATCCTAAATATAGTTTATATGATTTAAAAGAAACTATAGATGATTTAGCGACAAAATGTAAAAAAAATAATATACCAATTGTGGGTGGAAATGTAAGTTTATATAATACTACAAATACACAATCAATTAGACCAACACCAATATTATTAATGTTAAGTATTTCTACATAATTATAATTTAGATTGTAGATTTTGTAAAACAAATAATTTATATTCTACATCTTTTTTTCTTTTTTCAGTATGATAAAAATCATGTGGAGATTTAAACAATGGAAATTGTAGTTTACTAAATTCATAATCATAGCAAATATGAAAACGATTATTAAATCCTTTACCTTCAAATTTTAATAAAACACTATATTGTCGTGGTGTTTTATTATCTTTTTTATATAGAATTTTATTATCAAAAGAATCTACTGGACAACTATCAATCATATATTTAATATCTTGAATAATTGGTGAATACATTGGTAATTGATTATATTTCCAACCATGAATTTTATCGGGTAAATATACATTATCTAGTTTAAATGTTGTATGATATCCGCAACTACGACCAGTTTTATTTAGTACCCAACAACCATGTTCTAGTTCAAATAATTCATTTTTATAAGTTGTAATAAAATCTTCTTTTTTTTTATCAATAACTATTTTATTAGACATTTCTAAGTAGTAAATAAAAATTATAATAAATCAATTTAAAATTGATTTATGTATTATTTAACATAAACATTTTACTAGTATTCAAATGAATTTATCGCTCATAGAATCATTACAAAAAATATCAGATGATATACCTATAAAAAATGAATGGCTTTGGAATCAAAGATATATATTTTATAAGATGAAATTAAATATGAATGTATATAAGGATTATATTAGATTATGTAAACAATTAATCGAAGAATCACAAAATATAAAATTAAAAAAAAAAAATAAACCATATCGTACGATGTATGATAGTGAATATTTATTATTTTGGTATTTTGAAAAACAACTAAAAAAGACTAAGAATGAAGAAGAGAAAAAAAATTTAAATGATAGTATGCGTCATACATTATTAGTAGTTAACAATGAATTAGATAAAAAAGAAAAAATACTAAAAGAGAAGGAAAAAAAAACTAAACTTGAAAAAAGTGAAGAAAATAGGAAAAAACGTGAAGAAATAAAAAAACTAAAATCAGAAGAACCAATTAGGCGTTCTAATAGAACAACTAAAAATGTAAAAATGTAAAATGTAAAAAAAAAATAAATAACTATTTATTTACTTTATTCATTTGATAATTTTTTTTTACTCATACATAATAAACCTAATACTATAAATATAACACCTAAAATTTCATAATTAGACATATTTTCTTTGAATATAAAATATCCAATTACAGCAGTTAATGCTATTTCTGCTGAATGAACTGATGGTATTACATAAGTAACATTTTCTTCTTTAAGAAGTTTAGTAAAAACTAATCCACCAATTGTACCAACTAATATAATTAGTAAGAAATATTTTAAATCATGGGTGTCTATTTTTTGTAAAAAACTGAATTTAGTTGTATGATATAAGTATATTAAATATATCATTATCGGTATTAAATAAAAAAAGTACTCAATACAATAAAATTCTAAAGCGGAATATTTACCTAATGGTATTTTTTTCAAAAATGATAATAAAGTCCACGATATTATCACAATAAAAATTAATATAAAAACATTCATATTTTATTATTTTATTTTTATTTCTATTTTATTTTATTTTATTTTATTATTTTATTATTATTTTATTTATCTAAAATCTTTTTTTACAGCATTATAACCTTCTTTTACTTCAGATGCTGCTTGATTCGCAATATTTGAAGCACCTTCGGTAAAACGATCCCAACCAGTTTTAGGTTCAATAGTATTACTACTACCTATTTTATAATCACTAGGATTAAGACTTATTTTATCAAAATTTGGACTAAAATTACCTTCTTTATTAAAAAATAAATCATTACATTTTCCTTCATTATTATAACACCATAATCCAAAACTAATAATAATAAAAAGTACACCAATTAATATTGACATCTGAATCCAATCAGTTGCTGTATTTCCTCCTTTTATATTTTTTTTATTTTTTGTGCGTTTACTCATATATATATATATATAAATAAAAAAAAGTTATTATTTATTATTATTATTTATTATTATTATTTATTATTATTATTTATTATTATTTATTATTATTTATTATTATTATTTATTATTTACTTACAACAGAATAAAATATTCATTAAGAACCATAATAATAATAATTGAGTTACACTTTCTAAGGGTTTAATTCCAGGAATAAGAACAACTAAAACTTCATTCCAGATATATTTACCAGCTACTAATAAAATAGCAAGAACAATGAACATAGTTATTAAAAGAACTAATAAATTCCCATCAGACATTTCTTTTTGTCCGCCTAATTGACTCTTATTTATTGAAGAGGCCATTACAGTTTGAATAAGATTAGCAATCATTATAATATAATTAAATAAATTAAATTTGAATTACAAATAAATTAATTGATATAAAATGATATAAAATGATATAAAATGATATAAAATGATATAAAATGATATAAAATAATTAAAATAATTAAAATGATATTGTATTATATATATATGTATGTTTAATTCAATAATAAATACGAAGTTTATTGATAATAGTATATGGACCGATGATATTTCTGTAAATTCATGTAATAATTGTAAGGATGATTTCACATTTTTTAACCGCAGACATCATTGTAGATTATGTGGTAAAATATTTTGTAATAATTGTTGTAATTTTTATATATCTACAAATTTAAATACAGAATTAATAAAAATAGAAGATTATTTATTAGAATGTTTAAATTGTGATATAAATTTAATAAATCCTAAAAAAACATGTTATCAATGTTATAAGTTGTTATTAAATATTAAGGAAATAGCAAAATATATAAAAATTTTTGAATTATTGCCGTTGGATATTATTACTATTAAAAATTTATTATATGTAAATCGTATATGGAATAAAAGTATTCAATTTTATTTACATAATTTTAAAAATATTCAGTTTAATACTATTTATAATGAAAATCCATTAAAAATATATAAACTATTATCTTTTAATAAACTTCACATATGTGGTCACAATAAATTAATTACTCCATATATTATATATAATAATTGGGATAATTATAGTAAAAATGAATTAAAAAATATATTAGATAACTTACAAATTAGAAATACAAATTGTAATCATTTATTATGCTCTAATAATTGTAGTGAAAAACTTACTAATTATGATATTATATATATATTAAAATATACTACGAATGCTAATTTAAAAACATATTTATTAACTAAATTAAATTTAGAAAATATAGAATATTTCTTACCATTATTTATTTATTATATAAAAAATGATTCATTAAATGATTTTTCTATTACCAATTTTATTATAAAAAAATGTACTAGTATTAAATTATTAATTGAACTATTTCTACAAATGTTTATTATTATAAAGAATAATGAGAATAATAAAAATAATAATGATGATATATATAAACATTCATTACAGCGTATTAAAAATAATATTAAAAATAAGGATAAAAAAAAATATGATTCTATTATAAATTCTATTAAATTAATTAATTTAATTAGTAATATATCAGATATAAATACAAAAACATATATAGATGATATAAATAAATTTATAAAAAATAATACTGTATATATTCCATTAGGATCAAATGATAAAATAATAAAAAAAATTTCAAATACTGTAATAATAAAAGATTCAAATACAAAACCAATAATATTAGAAATTATTTTTATAGACGATACAAAAAAACAAATATTATTTAAAAAAGAAGATATACGAATTGATTATATTATATGTAAAATAATTTTATTTATTAAGACTATTTTGAATGAAAATAATATATCTACTACATTACTTAGATATGATGTATTACCAATAAACAATTTTTCTGGATTAATAGAAATAATTGAAAATTCTAGTACATTATATGATATAAATAAAAAACATAATATGACATTGCAAAATTTTATATTAAATAATAATCAAAATAAAACAATTGATAGTATTAAACAAACATTTATTCAAAGTCTTGCGATTTATTCTATTATTACATATATTTTAGGAATAGGTGATAGACATTTAGATAATATTATGGTAACTAAAGCTGGTATATTATTTCATATTGATTTTTCATTTTGTATTGGTCATGATCCTAAACCCTTTTACCCATCTATAAGAATTACAAAAGAAATGATTGATATGGTTGGTGGTGAAGACAGTTTAAATTATAAATATTTTATTGAACAATGTAATGTATATTATAATTCTATTAGAAAATATACTAATATTATTAGTCAAATGATATATTTATTATTTGATATAAATCCTATTATATTTAATAAACTATCAATAAAAAATCATATTATAAAAAAATTTATTTATGCCGAAAGTGATAATTATGCTAATTCTATGTTAAATGATACTATTATAAATAGTTCTGATAATTATAATTATATAGATTTTTTTCATTACCATAGTAGAGAAAAAACTGTTAGTAAAACAGTTTTTACATTATATGATAGCACTCTATTATTACCAATGTATTTAAAAAATTTTGTTTCTACATTATTATGATTATTATAATAATTATTATGATTATTATGATTATTATATATATATATATATATATATAATGGGTAGATCTAATATTTTAGAAATTGATAATTATTTGAATGCAAATACTATAATAAAAAATATTATTTTGACTATTGCCGGTAAATCTTGTAAATATAAATATGATTCATTTTTAGTAAAATTATCATGTTTAATAATGTTATTTACACCATTATTTTTATTTTTTTATAAAAAAGCATATATAATAGGAATAAGTGGATTTTTAATGGTATTTTTTTCATATATATCAGATACTTATTTTTGCCTATTTAAAAAAAATGTTAGAAAATTATTTGTATTCCTAGATATGTTGTTTACTACTATATATATTACTCTTTTTATTATATTTATATTAACAAATTATAGTAAACCATATTTACATTTTTGTATATTATTTTGTATATTAGGTTTATGTTATTTTGGTTTAGGTGCTAAAATTATGTTAAGATCATCATATGAATCAAAAAATAAAAATAAATGGGCAATTAGACATTCTATTTGGCATTTATATTTAACAACAATTAATTTCATATTTATTTATTTATTTGAATTTTCACAATTTAAAAAAAATATTTTATTAGATTTTATTTTAATTATATTTATAGTTTTACAAATATTATCTATTTTACTATATAATATTTAGTCAGAATCGGAGTCAATTAGTTGATTCGGATCTGCCTCATTATCTTCATCTTCATCATCAGAAGATAGAAGACAAAATGTGTCTCTAGGAGGAATACCACCATCATTAGTTGGTTCCCAATATTGCATTTGATGTAGATACCATGATACACCAAGTTTACCATTAATAACATAGATATTTGGATTAATAGTACATTTTACCTTGCTTCGCGACTTAATATCTTTAACTGTTTCTGGTGTAATCTCCATTTTTGTCTTATCCTCCTTAAATACTCCAAAATTAAACTTACCCTCTTCCTTCTTACTCACTCCAAGTTTAACCTTCATTGCAGTATAACGACCATCTTCTTCTCCAGTCTCTCTATCCTTAGATGGTTTAAGCATTTTATTAGCAGACGCTTCAATGAAATCATCTGTTACCTTCTTCTTCTTACCAAAGAATTCAAGACTATTATTCTTAGCATGTTCTCTAAGAGCTTTCTCAAAACTCTCTAGGCCTTTTACAGCATTTCTTACAGATTCAGATTCTTCTTGCATTTCTTTTGTAATATTTAGAGTCATTGTATAATCTTTTCGTCCATCATCGCTAATATATTCATCGCCTCCAAAACATCCGACTTGAGGCAATTGTAGTAGACACATTCCTCCATTATATTGGGCATTTCCGAATTTTCCGCCTTTTCCTCCAGCTTTAAGTTCGGTAAAAGTAAGTTTGGTAGAGTCGAAGTTTGCTAGTTTTGTGATTGCTGATTTGCTCATAATTTGTTTGGTAACTTTCAAAATAAAAAAAATCGATTTTAGAACAAATTCAAAAATTGCAAAAAAATTCATAAATTAATTATAAAAATAATCAAATAGAAAAAATAATTTAGTAAAAATAATCAAATAGAAAAAATAATTTAGTAAAAATAAGGTAAAAAAAAAAATTTATTTTATAATTAAAATATAAATATAAAATTTTTTATATGATATATAAAAATTTAAATAATAGTATTCAAGATAAAATTGATAATATTATTAAGACTAGACATAAAGAACAATTTAAAAATAGTCTATTAATGGATTTATTAGCATATCATGTAAAAAATAATATGGATTTTATTAAATCATATTTAATTTATTAACTGTAAATATATTTTTTTTTTATTATAATTATTTATATATGAAGGATACAGATCCATTAAAAATAATTAATAATTCTGATCGGGTATATTGTAATGTTAATAATAAAAACGGTTTATCTTTCACTTGTTTTTCTGAAAATGATATTTATGAGTTAGTTACAATATATAACAGTGATATAGCTAATATAAAAAATGAAAAAAAAATAAAAAATAGAAAAATAGTTAAAAATGAATTATATCCAGTTATTAATGTCAGACAAAATGGTAATAAAAAAAATATTAAAAGTATTTATGATGAGTTAAAAAAAAATTTAAGTAAATATAAAAAAACAAATAATAAGGAATATTGTTGGCTTAAATTATCTGCTTTTAAGAAGAAATTCATAAGTAGTGATAATTTATTTGTCCCAGAAATGCCTACTGAATGGTGTCAAAATATTACTGAATGGAGAGAGTCATTAATTGATGCGCCTTGGTTATCTAATTATGATATAGATAATATTGTAGAACAATATGAATTTAAATATAAATCTTTCAAATTTCTAGGAAGTACTCCAATAGATTTTAGACAAAAAAAACATAATACTTGCATATTAAATATATTTAATGATGATTCTGATAAAAATCGTTGGTTAAAAAATACAAGTTCTAAAAGTGAATATTGTGATTATAATCCATTAGGTTATAAAAATAAACATATTTTCGGTATTGTATTTAATACTGATAAACACGATAGTGGTGGTCGTCATTGGATGTCTATGTATATTAATATTAAAACAAAAGTAATATTATTTTTTGATTCAGCAGTTACATATGCACATTTACATCCAGAAATTAAGTTATTTATTGAAAATATAAAAAAACAATATAAAAATACTAAATTTACTTTTAAATATAATAATATTCAACACCAACAAAGTAATTCCGAATGTGGTATGTATTCCATTTATTTTATTTTAACTATGTTAGATGCTGATGAATCCAAAAATTATAATTCATTAGATATGTTTGATAAATTTTTTAATAGTTCCGAAAAAACGGTTTCTGATAAGTTAATGGTATTATATAGAACAAAATTATTCAGAAGTGATTGTGATTGTTAAAAAAATTATTAAATAAATATTATATTATATATATATATATATATATATTATGAAAAATATTACAAATAATAAAAATATAAATAATAAAAGTAATATAAATAATTTAACACAAGAAATGTATAAGAAAAAATATTTAAAATATAAATATAAATATTATAATTTACAACAAAATAAATTTAAAGGAGGGGCTGTCGATGCTACATTAATAATTATACTAGTTTCTTTAATTTTAGGTGGATTGGGAGTTGGATTTGGTTATCATTTTTATTCATCAAAAACAGAAAATAATGATATGTCAATTTATAATGAATTAATCAAAAGACAAAATAAGTTTTTTAAAAAATTAAATATTATTATTAATGATAAAACAAATACAAAATTATATTCTAAATTACATAATTTTTATAAATATGAACATATTAGTTTAAATAATTATATTGATACATCAGAATTAGAATCAGAAACAAATACCGAAAATATGAGTAATAATAAAAGACAACAAATTATGGACAAATTAGCCAATATAAAAAAAGAAATTAAGGCAAATATACCAATATTTTCATTAGTTAAAATTAATGAAAAAGATATAATGAAGGATTCTTTTGTATATGCTTTAAAAAATAGTATCATCGAGAATAAAGATATAGATGAAAAATTAAGAACATCAATGGTAAGTAAATCATATAGTATTATAAGAACTGACCTGATTGATCATATTTATGAGTCAATGCGTTATGATACATATTTTGAAGAGAGTACTATGAATCCTTATGATGATAAGACTAATTTAACTCCAGATGAAATAAAAATGGCAAACTTATATAACATAAATGCATCTAATTTTATTCAAGAAAACAAAAAACGCTTTGTAGAATATATGCGTAAAAATGAAAATGATGTATCGGACTTCCCAATGATTCATGCTGCTTCAAATATATATAATATATATATAGTAGTGAATGTACATCTAACTAATGCACAGTATTTTAAAATATATAGACCAATTGAGACTACTTTAGCACCATCTATATCAAATACTATATTATTAAATTATACTAATTATTGTGATTATAATTGCGATTATATGAATTCTATTAAAAATAATAATATAAATAATCTAATTAACAACAATAATATGAATAATATGAATAATATGAATAATATGAATAATATGAATAATATGAATAATATGAATAATATGAATAATATGAATAATATGAATAATGCAGATAAAATAAATAATATACCAAACCAAAATATAAATAAATTACCTAAATTAGATAAAACAATTATAGATTCTAATTTTAAATGGGCTGATAAAGATAAAAATGATTATTTAGATAATAAAAATATAGAATTTTATACATATAAATTAGATAATAGTAATATTTCTGTTAATAATATAGCAAATAAGAATGCTTTAGCACATAATGAAAAAAAAAATATAAATAAAGAATTAAATACAAGGCCTATATTCGAATATTATAGATTTAATATAAATATTTTGAAAAAATTTTTTGATCCGGATTCTGAGAAAAATAAAAAATTAGAAGAGCAAAAAAATTCAGTAACTAATTCTAATAAAAGTAATGATGATGAAGATGATGAAGATGATGATAAATAAACTAAATAATATGTTTTAAATTGATTTTAATATATTTAAAATATTATTAATAATATAATAGTATGGAGTTCTGTGATAATTGTAATAATAAAATGAACATTAAATGGAAATTCAGCTCAGATGAAGAAGATAAGAAAAAATTACTAGTATATTATTGTATTACATGTGGAAATACAAAAGAATATGATAAAAATACTATTACAAATACTAAATTATTTCAACAAAATTATGAAGTAGACAAATCATTTATTACATTTAATAATGAATTATTATGTGAAGATCCTACATTACAAAAAACAAATAATCCAGATATTAAATGTCCGAATTGTACGGATGAACCGCATCCCGATATCTTATTTTATATTTATGATATTGATAATATGAAATATTTATATATTTGTTCTAAATGTAAAGTATCTTGGAAAACAGAATAAATTATTATATATTTGAATAACAATAAGTATAATTTAACGAACATTCCTTACATCGAAGCAATTTATTTTTTTTTTTCATATTTTCAATATCAGTCTCAAAAAAATCTTGTAACTTATAGAATTTATTACAATTTATACATTTCATCAAAGAAGCCTCAAACATAATAATTATATATATTTATTATTTATTATTTATTATTTATTATTTATTATTTATTATTTATTATTTATTATTTATTATTTATAATTTA